CAAACTGTTCACCGATATTTAAAAGAAAACCGAATCCCGAACGGGGAAACCCTTCTGCTAATAAGTGAAAAACTTGAAAAGTCTTGTGATTGGCTGATGGGGAAAGACACCGAAAAGTTACTAGACGGACACGCAGAAGAGAGTACAATCACCGTCTCATCGGAGGACGTGTCGAAGCTGATCGACTCACATCATCAGCTTGCGAAGGCACACGAGCTACTGGCTGAGGCTCATCTGGTGCTGTCCAACAAGTGCCCGGACATGCACCATTCAAACCCGGACACGCCCGCGGCTGCGCCAATTGGTGGCGGGCGTGTAACCAGACATGCAGCTGCAGGGTAGCAAGGGACAGCGGGTATACTCTTAGCGAAGGGGAAAGGCCATGAAAGCTGCTTGTATCGCTGTGATGCTGTTTTGTGGGTGTGCGTCTTTTGGTTCAGGTATAGAACGGCTTGGCGGAGGTGTGGGTGGGAGCGCCCCGTATGTGTCCGTTGATGAAACACGCATCGACGCACAAATCGAGCGCGTGTTCACTAACGCGTTCATCTCATCTGATTGGAATTTTATGCACGGGGGCCGGCAACACGTCAGGATCATGGTCAAAGGGAAAGACGCCAGTAAACTGGCCGTTGGAGAGAGATGGGCGGGCCACGTCACAAAAGGCGGCACATTCAAAGATATAGAGGGTCAGCCTTACCGGGTCTATTTCGCCGTCCCTCCTCCGACCAATCCGCCGAGCAAACGAAAATAATGCCACGCCCACTCCTAAAGCCAATAAACTACGGATCCACGCCCGGCACCATCCGCCCGGTGCCGCGGGGCGGGTGGGATGCCTACGTCCGGGTAGATGGCAAGCGGTACCGGATCCGCAAAGACACGCTGGAGGAGGCCAAGGCCTGGGTCATCATGACCGAGGAGACCGCCGGCGCCCACCGCCCGCCGCTCTCCGCAAGCCAGGCGGCCGACGCCGTGCGGGCGATCGCGCTTCTCCCCGCCGGCTACACCCTTACCGATGCCGCCCGCGCCCTGGCCGCCAGCTCGGCGCCGCCGGATCTGCCCGCGGTTGACATGGCGGCTGCCGCCGAGCGGTTCATCGAGGAGCGCCGCGGCTTCCTGGCCGACGCCACCATGCGAAACTACCGCGCCCACACCCGCCGGCTGGCCGCTCTGGCCAAATGCGACGTGAAAGACGTATCCCCCGAGACGATCAAGTCCCTCCTGGTGGGCAAGGCGGGCGGGACCCGCAACAGCATCCTGCGCAGCCTCTCCGCCTTTTTCAGCTGGGCCCAGGACGAGGGCATGGTCAAGGACTCCCCGCTGGCCAAGATCAAAATGGCTCTCACCAAGGACGCGGAGATCCACGTGCTGACGGTGGAACAGGCCCGGCACCTGATAGCCACAGCCGCGCGCGTCCGGCCCCAGCTGGTGCCGTACCTGGCCCTATCCCTGTTCGCCGGGATCCGGCCCGAGGAACTCCAGCGCCTGCCCGGTTCAAAGCTGGGGCGCGACTACATCCTGATCGATGGCGACGTGGCCAAGAAGCGCCGGCGCCGCACGATCCAGATCCAGCCGAACCTGCGCGCCTGGCTGGATGCGTTCCCGCCGCCGGCCGCCGAGTTGGTCTACTGGGGGCGCCGCGCCTTCCGGGCCGTGCTGCTCGAGTGGGGTGGGGTGTGGCACAACGACGTTTGCCGGCACACCTTCGGGACCATGCGCTGGGAACAGATCAAGGACCCGATCCAGGTCTCGGCCGAGATGGGCAACTCCCCGGACGTTTTGATGACGGCATACCGGGCGCTGGTGCACCCAGGGGAGGGGGCTCGGTTCTTCGATATCCAGCCCCAATGCGAGCGCTTTTGTCCAACGGTTGTCCAACGCTCGTCATAAATAGCGCATTTGCAATGGGGCTTGCACCATTCGTAATGCGCAGGTCGTCGGTTCGATCCCGACCGTTGGCTCCAGTCCCGAACCCCAAAAAAGGCCAATATAAAGGGCCATTCTATCCATAATCGGGGGCGGCGGGCTCTCTTGGCCTCTTCCGCTTAACGGGCATTAATGGTCAATAAGGGTCTTTAAGTACCCGGAAACAGGCGATTCGTCCAACGGTTGTCCAACGGCCGACCCCGTCACGGCCGGCACCTGGTGAACTGCCATTGCATCACGGGCGGGCGCGGCAGGACCGTCCTCGAGCGGGCGGTGATCACATCGTTGGTCCCGCCCACGAATGCCGGCAGGTCCAGCAGTTCCTGGATCAAGGGCGTGTCGGCGCCGTCGAATGCGAGTCGGGCCAGATAGCCGGTTGCGACGCCAGTTGCCGTCACAGAGTAAACCGAGCCCGTGAAATATGCGAAGTTGGTGGGAGCGAAAGCGTCCTGCGCGCTCGAGATGCCTCCGGTCGTGGCGATGCTCAGATATATCGTGCAGACCGCCCCGGTGGCCATGTGAAACACGGGCACGATGTTGGTGGCCGAACGCCGCTCGATTGCGGACGCGCCGAGCCCTGACGCCTCGACGAGCGCGCCCCTCCGGTATCCGTCACCTTCGTCGAAAAAGAGCAGGCGGAGCCCGCTGCGCGCCCGGTAGACGGTCAACTCGGAAGCGATCAGCCCGGCGGCCACGGACACGGGCGCAGTCGTATAGGCCACGTCAAAGGCGGCGGTCTTGCGAGCGGGTGTGTAGCCGGATAGCAGATCGAGGTTGTTCGACGCATACCACGCGGGCGGATTTGTGAACAGCCCTGGTCCTTCAGAGTGAAAAAACCAGTAGGAGATCCCCGGCAGACCATAGAAAAGCAAATCGTCACGTTGCCCCGGAACGCCCCAGTTCGTCGGCACAAGCGGCTCGGGGTTGTATGCCAGATAGCTACCGGCGTCACCCCACAGGCGGCCGCCCTCAAGCTCCGTGTGGCCCAGGCAGTTGGACATGAGGCGCAACGCGCGGAACGCCTCCCAAAGGGTGTTCGTCATGACGTACAGTCCGACCTCGGCGCCGTAGACCGGCGCGCCCGTCCACCCGACAGTCCAGAGCGGCCGCCCGTCGCCCGGACCGACACCGGCAGCGATGAACAGGTTGGAGACCGTCCACGGCGTTGCGCTGGTGGAGGTGTAGGACTGCAGGTAGGACGGCGCCAGCGCTTCAACCTCGTCGAGGACGGCCTGCATCTGCGCGTGCGTAGGCTGGTTCGGCAGGTTGGTGAACGTGCTGAAACTCCACCCGTTTGAATCGCCGGAATGGGGCGTGGCCGCCAGCGCTGCCCTCCGCTCGTTGATCCCCTCCAGCAGCTCGGCCACGTCGTCCGCTGTCACGTAGAGGCCGGGGGCGGCCGGGAGATAGTACAGCGCCGCCCCGCCCGTCAGGAGCGCCGCAGCGGCCAGGCCATAGGCATAGCGGCGGATCGTCACGGCGCCCTCGGCGGGCCGAAGTTGGCCGGGACGTCGAGGCGGCCGGACGCGTGCTGGGTGAAGACCCGCGTGCATGGTGTCACGATCGTGTCCGCCTCAGCCGTGACCCGCCATACGCTGAGCGGGAACCGCTTGACCAGCCCGGCCACGTCGTCAGTCGGGTAAACGTCGTCCTCGGTAAACAGCACGGTCACCACGCCGGTGGCCAGCTCGGCGTTGACGTACAGCCAGTAGTCCCCCGGATCCGTGGGGTAGGCAGCCAGGTAGGGCGTCCCGGCAAACGCCTTGACGTGGGTCTGCCAGGCCTCGTCCAGCACTTGGTTTGCCCAGGTGATTGGCCCGCCGGTGACTTCCACGCCGGATGCCGTTATGTCCTGGAACCAGGCCTGCTCGTCACCGTCATCAGACTGCGGCCGCGGGACCTGGTGGTACATGGTGCCGACGCCGGGGATCTTCTCGGCCCGGATGGTGGCGGAGCTTAGCGGCTCAAGATCCCGCACATCGCCCCGGATCGCCTCGCACCACAGCGACATAAACCCCTTACGCGTCCACGCTCTCATCCCACCCCCATCGGTACGATGTCATCGACATCCGGCGGCTCCGGTGGCCCGATGGGCTCCGGGAGCTTCCCGGCCTCGGTGTAGCCGCACGCCCAGCCGAACATCCGGACGGCCGCCCAGATTGCGCCGGCCTTGAACCGGCCGCGGGGCCGCTCAGTGCAGCGGCTCATGGTGTGCAGCAGCGCGTCCGCCTCGGATCTGGTGACCGGCGTCGGCCGCCAGACGGTCTCCCCGAAGGCCTTGACCCACAGCCACCCGATGTCGTAAACGCGGTCGTGGAAGGCGTATTCGATCCCCTCCTTGCGGACCAGGCGCTGGCCGGAGAGGGGTATGGATCCGAAGTTGAACCGGAAGGACTGGCCCGGCAGGCACGGCCGGATCTGGTCCCCGTTGTCCTGGACGAAGGTGCAGGGCGTGTCCGGGTGCAGGGTGAAGGTGAAGTCCTGGGACTCGTGCCAGCGGAGGACCTTACCGTTCTCGGGCGGCAGCAGCCGAGCCTCCCAGCCTTCCCCCTCCCGCTCGTTTAGGAAGTAGCCACGGGCGCGCGGGTTCACGGCTGCACCGCATATGCGCGCGCCGGGTGCTCAGATGCGGCCGGAGCTTTCGATGCCGCGTGCTTTTCCCACAGCTTGAACGCGCTGTAGCAGATCCCGCCGCCGACCAGGTTGGACGCCACGGTGGTAACGATAATCACTCGGGCGAACGCCTTGACCGTCTGAAACGGGATGTAGCCCATGGCGTACAGCGCCTGGATGGCCTCCACCACGTCAAAGTGGATGTGCCCGCACGGCGTGCGCTTATCTGACCGTTTGTGCTCGGCAACCTGTTCGACGGCAACCCGCGCGCGCTGCTCGATCTGCGACATGGCCGAGTCGTTGGCGGCCTGCGCCGTGTTCGCTAAAATGTCGATCAGTCCCATGACCACCCCCCTACTGCTTCACAGTTTCAACGTTTACCAGGTACAGCGCCCCCTTGCGCGCCACCGCCAAGGCCGCGCCCTGACTCGTGGTGACGGCGGCCGCATAGTCCCCGGCGCACAGCACGGCGGGCTTGCAGGCGCCCGCCCGCACCCCGTCCACGTCCGCATACATAATGTTCCCGCCGAGAGTCCAGAAGGCCACCACGCGCTTGCGGATGACGCAGGCATAGACGGGGTGGCGGGGCATGCGGGAAGCCGGCCCGATGGTAAAAAGGACGCCGGGGGCGATCAGTGCCACGCCGTCCTTGACGAGGTTCATCCGCAGATAGCCGTCCACCGCCATGAAGAAATAGCACGCGTCCCCGTTGGCGCAGATCCCGACGTAGCCGTAGACATCGTCGCCAGCCTTCGGGAACACGTCGCAGTCCACCACGTCTACCCGGCCCGTGTGGCCGCGCCGCATGACGCGGCTGTTGTCTTTCGACGAGCACCCGCCGAACCCGCGCCAGCCGCCTGGGGCAGCGGCCAGGTGCTCCCCCGTGGCGCCGATGGAGTCGGTCCCGAGCCGCACCCGCGTCTGGGTGGCGATGTCGAAGATCTCGTATGCGCCCATCTTGGACCACAGCTCGACCTGGGCAGGATCGTCGCCGTCGAAGATCGGGCGGACGCCGCCGTTGGTAAAGCCGTTGCCGCGAAACATCGCCGGGCCAGGCGTTTTCCCGTCAAGGATAATGCACATGGCCGGGCCGTGGTTGGCGGTAGTTTCCGCGCCCTTCATCCTGTTCCGCCAGGCGACAACATCGCCGACGGTGCTCGAGGCCACGTAAGGCGTGTAGCAATCCACCACGGGCATGTTGTTCGGCCCTTTCGCCGAGGTCGCCCGCGCCACGATGAAGTGGTCCCAGCCCCCCTCACGGATCCGGAAATAGCGGACGGTCTTGTCCGACCTGTGGGCCGCGATCCGCGGGCGCTTGTCGGGCCCCATGGCGATGCTTACGCCGTCGATCCCGACCATGTCGAGCGAAGTCTCCTTGACCACCCTGCACGATACCGTTTTCATGCTCCCCCTTTTAGTTCAGTGCCGCCTTGATCTGTGGGCTGCCGCCCCCGCTGATCGCATTGCTTACCGACCCCGTCCCCTCGCCACCGGCCGACCGCCAGAAGACGCCGTTCAGGACCGTGATCTTTTCCGGCGCCGGGTCCAGCCCCATGATGTAGACGTTGGTCCGGCAACCGCAGAAAAGGGCCCCCGCCGTCAACGCTGCGGCTAGGCCTGGGAGGGGCAGGCCACGCTGACGGGCGGGGGCGAAAATAGGGGGAAACGGCGAACGGGTGACCCGACAAGCGGAGGGTACAAAGCCCCGGCCGGTTCCCCAGGTGGAAACCACGAACGCACCCGCGCCGTGGGCTGGACTGGTTTTGCTCGACGTTTCCAAAGTGTTCACCATGTCACGTTCACCAATCCGTTGGATGACCCCGACTTAATCCGGAGCCCGTTGGACCAGTACAGCCAGGTGTCTCCCGACAACTCGAAGCGCGGCGCCTGGACGGGAACGCTGAATTTAGCCCGTGCGGTTGCCTGAACGGCGTTGCTCACGGACACGCGCCAGAACGCCCGGTTGCCGGCAAGGGTGTTGCTGGCGGTGATGGACATGTAGCCGGCCGCTGCATCGTTCGTCGACAAGGGGCGGGCTGTCGTCCAGCCGCCTGTCATCAGGTTCGTGCTGGTCTGGAGCCGGAAGACGCCGGCCAGCCCATTGGTGGTGAATACCAGCGTGGATATGGTGCCGGTGCAGTTGGTTATGAGCCAGGGGTACGGGTCCATGGCCTCGATTGCCAGCACGGGCGACACTGCGTCGCTCTCGTGGGCCAGGGTCAGGTATCCGTTTGGCTTGTATGACCAGGTGAACCGCTGTTGGATGCTGACCCCGTCATCGATGCGTGTGCCGGCCCGGACGATGAGCGGGGACAGCGCGGGGTGTCCCGACCACAGCGAAACGGCGTCCTGGACAACCGCCTCATAGTAGCCCTTGGACATGGCCAAATAGTCCGTCTGATTTGTTTTCCCCTGCGCGGCCGCCGGATGCTTCACGAGCAGCGACATCCCGCGGAGGTCATTGGTGTTGCCGACCAGGTCCCGATCAGCATACACGTCGATCGAGAACGCTTCGATGTAGCCCTCGATCGTGGGCGGGACACCGGGGTAATTCAACTGCTGCATCCGTCCGGTGAGGGTGGCGGTCCGGCCGTCAGGCGCGATTCGGGTCGTGAGCGTGTAATCACGGCCGGTGTCAGTCGTGCGAACGGCGTAGATTCGCTGGTCTTCGAATAGCAGTGTGATGGTGACCACACCCTCGTTGGTGCTGGCAACGGTGGCCGGGGTGAACAGCGAGATCAGGCCATTCGTCCAGTAGGCCGTCCCGGACAAGCCGACCGTGTAGTCCTTCTCCTGGATGGCCTGGATGGGGCTGGTCCGGATCGTGGTGCGCGCGTCGAATAGCGTGCGGCCGCCGCTGGTCAATCCATCGCCGATCTTGATTTGGATCGGTTCCCCGTCAGGAAACACCCCGACCGCCATTTCCCCGTCTTCCAACACAGGCGTTTCCGTGGGGCCGACTTTAGGGACGAACAACTGCGCCGCGCTTACCAGGCACGCGGAGCTGCAGATCATGGCAAAGACCGCTATAGTGGCTGTTTTCCGCATGGCTTAAAACTCCGTGTAAGGGGTGACGTCAAGGTAGGAAAGGGTCTCAGGATCGCCCCAAGCCGCGATCGCCGCCTGGATCTCCTCCAGATACGAGTGGACGGACGGGCCGCTGGTCGGGTAGTAGAGGCAGAACAGCAGCACGAAGTCCATGCCAGTGCTGAACAGGACCGGCTGGGAAGAATCGCCGCTGACCGGGTAGTGCCGGAAGAGGGCGCGCCAGGCAATCCGCTCGGCCGCCTTCCACCAGCTGATCCCGGTGTATCCGCGCTCGTTCCAGCCTTCCGATCCGCCGACTACCAACTGAAATTCATGGGCCCCGAAGTGGACCTCCCCGCAGGCCAGCGGGATCTCCCTGATGCCGGTCGGGAGCGCGGCGGCCGGATTCGCCAGCACCTTGGCCACGGGCACGGGGATCTCGGTGTCCAGGCGGATCATGGCGATGTCCGCCGCGACAAGGACTTCCGCGTCGACAACCGCTGTCCAGACGCCGTTTGTCGAATCCACCCATTTGACGGTATCGCCTACCTGGGGCCTGAACGATGCATGGGCGGCCGTGATAGCGTGCCGGGGCGTGATCAGGACGCCGCCGCCATAGTATGGTTGCGCCCGACTGTTCCAGGCCGCCACACACTCCGGGGCAGGGCGGATCCAGAGGTTGGTGGACCTGGTGAATGCAGTGCCGTTGGTGTTGTACGCGCTGAACGTCCGCATGGTCGCCCCGGTGGTCCCGACGCCGGCAGCGACATTCGAGATGATCGCCGCCCGCAGGCTGCCCTCGGCGCCGTCCCAGTACCGGTCGATGGCCATGCCTTCCGTTCTCATCACCAGCACGTTGGTGCGGCCGAACGTGGCCGCCGTGACGGCTGCCGTGACCACGCCGTCGGCCAGGTGCGTCAGGTATCCGTTCGAGGAAACGGAAGCCCTCTCCGCCGGCTCGACGGTGAAGTCCAGATCGAAGAACGAATGCTGGTCGGAGATCTGCGCCACGCGGTCGTACCGCACATTATTGAATCCCTGGCGCTCAAGGACCTGGTCCAGGTTGGTCCGGTACGTGGTCGAGTCAGGGCACGAGGTTGGGGACAACGCCCACACCAGGTTGAACCATTCCGGATTTCGCCAGGTGCCAGGGGAAACGACGGACGGCCAACTCGAGCGGGTTTCGCCAGCCCACCGCAAATAGCGGAAGTCCATCTCGAATATGTCGTTGTGGAGGTTCGGGTGCGCTGGCTCGTTGGCCAGGCGTAAAATGTTGGTAGGGCCCATGCTGATTACCCACGTCCCGTTCGCATTGTTCCAGAAAATCCCCTTCATGGTCTCCGGGTCGTCTGTAGCATTGCTGCCGAGGACAATCCGACGAGGGAAAGTAACGTCCTCGTTTTCATCGGGCTTGAGGTAAAGGTTCGTCGAATGGTCGCCCCAGGCCTCGACGACGTCTACCCGGCCGCTGACCGCCAGCACCCCGGAGCGCGCAGCGGTGTCAGACGAGCCGGCCGCGGCAAGCACATAAGCAGCATCCGCCCGGGCTCGGGCCACCGCGTCGACCATGTTGCTCGGGATCTGCCAGGGGCCGACGTAGCTGGTCCCGGTGTCTCTCTGTTGAACGTGGGCCATGGACCGGTGCACAACGCCGACCGACGTGTTGGTGACCCCGCTCCCGTCCGTCTGGAAAAGAGTGATGAACGACCAGTAGTTCGATGCCGGCATGGCCGCCCACTGGGGCGGGACCGTGAAGCGCACCCGGCCGGTGGCCGCGTAGATCGTACCCGTGGCCCACAGGTAGACGTTGGAGTTGCCCGGGTCATCACTCCGATCGGCCACAATGGACCAGATAGCCGTCAGGTTTGTCTGACCGGACCAGTCTGCGGCGTTGGTGCCGGAGGCCGTGCTCCAGTGGTCGAACACCAGGCTTTCCCCCTGGTACCAACGGAGCATGACGGACGAGGGGACCTCCGCCTTTGCCAGCGCGGTGGTGGCCGTCAGATACCGGATGTTCAACTGCCCGAAGCAGGACCCGGCCACAAGGATCAGAACCGCCCAAAGATTAGCCCGTACCGCCATCATACATCTCCCCCTTCCATTTATACGCGCCAAGCCACTGCTCGACCAGGGTCCACGACCTGTTGACCACGTCCGAGTCAGGCGGGAGCCAAAGCCACTCATACGGGACCAGCTTCCAGGCGCCGGTCGTGTCAACGTCCCGGAACTTCGGCTCCTTGATCGGGGCGGAGATGCCCGCGAACGGCGTCACTTTCCACTGGTTCTCGTATGTCAGGTATGCGTCGATGTTCGATCGGTTCGCCCAGGTCGTCGTTTTTGTGATCGTGTGATTCGCCCGCATGGCCCCCGTGTACCCGGCAGCCTTCAACGCCGCGTACTTCTTGAAAGCAGCCGGGAGCGCGCTCGAAGCCATCACCACGTCGAGCTTCCCCTGGGAGATGAGCTTATCGATCAGGTTCAACCGCTGCGCCCGGGCCTGGTTATCCGGTGACGTCGGATCCCCCTCAGTCCCCCATGTTCGGATCCGCGCCAGCTCAATCTCGACAGTGCTCTTGCTGGTCGACCAGCGGACCGTGATCGGCGCAACGGCACCGCCCTCGCCCCCGCCGCCGCCCGCCCCGCCGGATCCGGCCTGAGTCCCGAAGGTGGCGGTCAAGACACATGTGGACCCGTCCGGTGAGGGCGTTATCGTACGGGCGCCCGCCGCTTTCAACTTGGCGTAAGTGGCGGCCAGATCAGGGTACGCGCAGCCCCACACTTCCGTGGTCACCTCTCCTCGGTCCGCGTCCCAGCTGGTATACCGATGCCGCATGACAGATTCGGTGACACCTGCTGCGCGGTAGACGATGATGGGGGAAACTGGCATCTAATCCTCCAGGGCTTTCGCAGCCTTCTCGGTATTCGTCTTGATGGCGGCCAGTTTCTCGTTGCTGTTCTTGGCGATGTCCGCCGCCTTCTGCTGGGCCTCCGCCATGCTCCGTGCATAATTGCCTGTCCCGCCCATGACGCCGCCAAGCGCCTCAATCCCGGTCAACCGGGGGGTCCCCACGGTGATGGCGTCCATGTCCCGCTGCCGGCGCTTCAATTCGCCCGACACTTCCTGTTCCATCCTGGTGTTCAGCGCGGCCTTCTTGTCGTCCATGGTGGCGTCCCGCTGGAACCGCCGCTCGAGCTCTTTGACCAGCTCCTTGTAGCGGAAAATCATGTCGGAGATCTGCTTGAGGCTGAACATGTCGGCATTGTCTGCCAGCGCCTTGTATATCTGGCTGACTGATGTGGTCATGTCGTTGTTGGACATCCCCTCCATTTCCGCCTGGATCGACTTGCGGAACTGCTCCTCGCCTTCGGACCCGAAGAACGCATCCAGCACACCCTGCCGCCGCTTCGCAGCGTCCTCCTGGGCTTTCTGCCGACGCTCGTCCGTTTCCTTTTTCTTGGCAGCGGCGATCGACGCCTGCACCGCCGCCTGCCGCTCCGTTTCGATTTGATCGTCGGTTTTACCGGTGGCAGCGGCGGGCCCATCCCCGAAAACGTCTCGGTCCATCCAAGCCAGGAACCTATCAGGGGCGCTGACAATCGAGCCGGCGATACGCCGGCCCATATTCCGCATCGCCCCGCCTGCGCTGGAGAAGTCACCCTGGGCTTTGGCCAGCCTACGGTTTGCCTCCTCGAGGTCCTTATACTTTTCGAGGAGCGGATCCAGCCCGTTCCTTGCCAGATCCTGGAACGCATCCCGGGCCTCGGAAGCGGAGTTCCGGCCGAGCACGTCATTCAGCAACCCGATCCCGGTGGCCGCCCCGTCTGTCTTCTGCAGCAGCTCCTGGAGCGCCTTCGTCGGGAGCATGGCCGCCCACTTCTCGCCATCGATTCCCGCGGCCGCCAGCTTCTCGATTGCGCCCTTTGCGCCATCGCCGCCTCCGGCAATCGTGTCCTGGAAGTCCCGGACCTTCTGCAGCCATGTGAGCACCTTCTCCCCGCTTCCCCCAAAAGATTCGGCGGAGGCCTGTAATGCCACCAGCTGACCTGCGGGGATCCCGAGCGCCTTGGCGTAGTCCTCGATAGCGTCTGCCGCCGCCATGGATGCCTGGGTAAACGCCGTCACCCTATTTACGGCGAAGGCCAGGCCGACGGCCGGCGCCAACACCTTCAGACTCCCGGCCAGGCCCATCACGCTCGAGTCCGCCGCGGTGATCTGCCCGCCGGTCTGCCCAAGCACCCCGTTCATCTTCCGGAGCCCCTCGACGAGGGTGGGCATCTTCTCGGAGTCGCCAAGGGTCCGGGCCAGGTCCAGCTGCTGGGCCCGGGCCTTCATGTCGTTCACGGCCTTCATGACGCCCTGAGACGCCTTGCCGAGTTCGGTCTGCAGCCCGGACGAATCGCCGTTTATCTTTACATTGATGGTTGGATCGTTGCCCGCCACGGTGCCCTCCGCCGATGGTTATCGGGTGATCAAAAAGTACTGCATGCCGAGATCGTTTGTAGGACCCGCGAAATAGACGGAGGCGCCCGGGGCCAGCGGGCCCTGGAAGACCTCTCCCGGCGCCAGCCGGACCACCGGCAGGATCGCCCCGACGTTTGTGGGTCCCATGTCCACCCAGTAGTTGGTGGCCGTGTTCTTGGCCCAGAGGTAGCCCGGCGCCGTCACGCTCCCGACGGGAAGGGCCACGGGCGTGACGCCAACGGAGAGGATGCCGGCGGCGAACCGGGGGGTGGCGTTGGTCATGTCCAGGACCACGTCCCCGCTTTTCTGGGACTGCACCACGGATCCGCTCGAGATGGCCAGGCTGGAGTTGACGGTGATCTCATCGGCCGCAAACGCAACGGCGGCCAGGTGGACGGCGATTACCAGGAAACGGGATTTAATTGACACGGGTCTCCTCCATCTTTTTCAGATCCGCGGCGGCGGCCGCCCTGTGACTCGCAAGGACATCGATCGCCGGATAATCCTTCAACTGCTCGATCAGTTTTGCCCGGGCTTCTTTCTGCTGGGTCGTCCAGATATTCTCGTCCATGCCGAACGTCGACAGCTGGTCCAGGATCCGCTTGCGCCCGACGGCGATACGGGAGATCTCGGAGATTGTCGTAACCAGCGTCGGGAAGTCCTCCTCATGATATGCGAAGCCTTCCGGGTACGCGTTCTTGGCGTATTCTTCCGGGGTCTCATACTTCCGGCCGGAGTTGGCCGAAGCCGCCAGCAATCTCAGGTTGGCCTCGGGCATTGACATCGCCAGCACTTCCCGCAGCGTGAACTTCCCAATCAGCCCGTCCTGCATCCGGTAACTCGTGGGGATCCCGGCCGCCTCCGGCTTGGGGTCATTCTCATCCCGGAACGGCTCCGGGACCCACGTGCATTCCTGCATCCACCGGAAGAACCGCTGATGCTCGTCCACCCATTCAACCCGCCGGCGGCCCACCCGGGCTTCGAGCCAGCGCGAGATGGGCCGGAGCCACCTGGGCTGGGCCACGACGTGCAGCAAGCCCGCCCACCCCGCCGCCATGAAGTAGATGCACGTGCCCAGGCACTTGGGGTGGCGGACCAGAAACAGGCCGAGCCACCGGGGGGCCCAGCAGATCAGCACGGCCGTGTACAACTCACTGGCCAGCGCGCGCCCGCCGCCCAGGTATGGGCTCTCCAGGTGCTCGAGGATCTGGTATTGCCCGACCGTGGGCGGCATCAGCGTGAAGCCGCACACCCGAACCGGGGAAGGGAACAGGCCGATCTTATGGGCGGTCCACATCATCTTCAGGACACCGCGCTGATGGAGTCCGGGAGCTCCACCGTCCCGCGCCAGCGGTTCAGCTTGCTCGTGCAGCTCTTTGCCGAGTCCACGATGTACCCGGCGATACCGCCGGCCGTGAACGGGGCGCCGATCGCCGGCTTGACGAAACCCGTGCGGACAGATCCGGACACCGGCACCTGCACGCCGCGATCGCTGAAGACCACCACCTGGGTGGTGTCATCTTCGCCGATCAGCTCGTCGCGTTCGCCCGTTTGGACTTCGTCTTCGGAGTCCCTGGTCAGGTTCTCGATCTCCGTGGCCTCATCGAACCCGAAAAGCGGAGTCTTACCCGAGTTCGCGTGGATCAGAATTGCATCAGGCATGGTGGCTCTCCTCGATTACGCCGGCAGCGCGTAGGTCATGCTGGCTTCTTTGCGCAGCTTCAGCTGAATGCGGTGGAACTTGGCGGTCTTCGACCTCCGGGCATCCGTCACGCACATGTTGACGGGGGTCCCGGTCCCGTACGCCACGATGGTTCCCTTGCGGAAAGTCGCGGTGAGACTGGCGAGGATCGTGGCAGAGATGGCCTTCTCTTCGAAGGCGTCCGCGAACACGACCTGGGCCGTCTCGTTTTTCTCGCCCTTGATCTTGGTCACCGACCTTGCGCCGGACACCTCTTCGACGCTCTCCTGGACCAGGCCAGGGATCGTCCCGGGAAACCCTCTTTCGGATTCCGTTGTCCCGTCGTTAATCATGGCTGCTATCCTTCCACGGTTGCATCTCGAGCTGACCCGTGATCACCGTCTTAAGCACGGATCCGCTTTCTTTCGACGACTCCCGGCTGATGTCACTTTCCCAAAAGAGGGCGTTGAACTCTTCCTTTTCCATGGCCGAGTTCAGCTGGTCCTTGAACTCTTTCCCGCCGTACGTCCGGACCGCCACCATCGCCACCAGGTCATCGTGGGCCTTCCCGTCGTCCTTGGCGTTGCTGACGATCTCGAGCTGCACCGGGCATGTCCAGGTGATGGGGGAACCGTCTTCCCCGACCAGCCCGCGCGCGCATCGGCCGACCTGTATGCTCAGCCGGCGCGGCTGTGGCTTGCCCAGGAAGAACCGCCAGATCAGCTGCAGCGCGCTCAGATCTGATTCCATGTACGGCTTGAGAACCCGCCGGAGCGCCTCCTCAACCTTCCCCTGGATGTCGAGCTGTTCCATCAGAATGTCCCCGCTGTGAGGTTCTGCGCCGCGCGGGCATACCGTTCCCGGGTCTTGAGCTCGGTGTCCGCCACGACTTCATCCCGGGCCCGGATGACGGCGTCCCTGGCGATGTCCATCTTCCCCTGGACGCGGCGGCCGTGCTGGCCCTCGTGCCGCTTGTTCTCCAAGGTCCTGGCCCGGAACGGGATGTTGAACGCCGCAGTGCAGAGAATCGATTCGGGGAGAGCTTTCTGCGTCATGATCCCCCGGTACAGCCAGGTCTTCTTCCCGCCCACGGATGTGACGTTCTTCCCGAGCATGAGCGCCGTCATGAGGAACTGAGCCGTGAACGATTTGCACGTTGCCGCGCGCCGGCGGATGATCGAATCGGACACCCGGCGCAGATCCCCCTTACGGTGTTCTGCCATCCCGGTGATCTTGAACGTCGAAATGGTCTTACGAGTCGCGCGCCACTTGCCTGTTGGCGAATCGTAGTACCCCTGCCAGTACTCCTCAGCCGTCGTCTTCCGACGGCCCTTCAGGCTGAATCCCCGGTTGTAAACGGTCTGGACGAATTTCCACCAGGCTTTCCGGTTCCCGCGGATGGAGTCGGGGACAGCCCGGATAATTTCGGGGATCGTGTAGCGGACCAGCTGGGCCGCGCGCCATGCCCAGTCACCGAGCTTCGCGTTGACGATGTCCGGCAAAGCACGCTTGTCGAACTTCGCGTAATCCGCGATAGCTCGCTCGAAGCTGGTGGTGTCTATGTCCAGGCTAAGCACGGGTGAGTGGCTCCAGGTCGATCTGGTAGATTCCGCCAAGGGGATCCGGGGTGCACCGGATGACCCGGCATTTCATCTCCGGCAAGGTGCCCGTGGCTGCGATTACAACACGCTGCCCGACATCGGGCTGGTACGGGCAGTCGGCCACAGGCACAAGGGCCTGGGCCGACCAGGATTCAAAATCAGCGTCGATCTTGCCGGACTCCGCTGTGGGGACTCCGGAAACGGGTGCCGCTGTAACGCTGAACGCTTGGCGCCCACGCTTATTCGATTGCTCGAACGTGAGGGCTCGCCCGAAATCGGCCCCGGGTCCTTCCCGGAGGTCATCAGCGATCATCTCGGCAAGATCGGCGCACATGGGTTACTTGGCCTTGGGTTTCGCAACGACCGGCTTCTCGCAGCGTGCCGAGTAGACGGGCCGGAAGTGCATGGACGAAAGGACGCAAACTTCGGCGCAGGGCTTGCCGTCATACAGACCGGAAGCCCGCGCCGCTTTTGCTTCCGCCACGAGCGAAGGCAGCTCAAAGCCGACTTCGCCGGACGCCTTACCGTCCGCCATCTTGGCGATCAGTGAGAATGCCTTCATCATGGCGAGCTCCTTCGGTTAGGCGGACAGCAGGCGGATGGCCGCGGCGTTGCACTTGGCGAATCCGGGCATGACCTCGAACCGGCCGTAGGTGATGCCCTTGCCGGAATCGCGCCAGCGCCGGTAGCTCATCACGACTCCGCTCTCGGGGTCGCTCAGGATCTGGTTGAACTCGGCGGACGATTCGCCGCCGATGGACACGGGCAGCACGGGGGCCATGGCGCACGCGAGCGCCGAGGTGTCGCACACGATGCCGGCCAGGTTCTGCGAGTTGGTCGGCAGGGCGCTGTACTTGAACGTCTGCATGCCGCCGAGCGGGGGCAGGATGCCCGTCTCGAACGACTTGCTTCCGCCCGTGGCGATGATCAGGCCCAGCGTCGAATCGCCGACCGCCTGCCAGGCATAGGACGAATTCAGGATCAGGGAGCGACCGCGCTCGCTGACGCCCTTGTCGTCGGCCTTCTTCGCAAGCTGGGCGATGTCCGCCATGCCGAACTCGGAAACCGGAACCACCAGCTTGTCGGTGGCCAGGTCGCCATAGTTGGCGGCGGTGAAGTACGCCAGGGCCGCGTCGAGGTACGCCTTCGCGACGGCGTAGGAGTGCTCGATGGCGCGGTCCATGAACGCCGTCAGGGGGTCGCGCCCGTCCACCGCTTCCCACTGCGAAGCAATCGGGTCGAGCAGCGTAACGGACGCCGTGGCGGACGCGCCGCCGCTTTCGCCATCCGCTCCGAGCACGCGGGTCGCGGCGGTCGCGGCGCCACGGATCGGCACCTTGACGACTTCGCCCTTGAGCATGCTCTTGGTTTCCGCCTTGAACGAAAAGGCGTTGATGGAAATGAGCGCAGCCTTCAGCGCGCCGAGGGAGTCCTTCATCAGGACGGTTTCGTTGAATCCGGTATAGGTCGTGGCCATGATCGTGTATCCTTGCGGGTTCGGGGGTTCTACTTCGCCTGCGCTTCGAAGATCTGCTTCCGGAGCGCTTCCAGTTTGACGGGATCGGTTTCAGCCATGTACGCCGCTTCCAGCTTCGCCAGGGTCATCGGCTCGCCTTCGGAGGCGGGCTTCGTCCCCTGGGGAACCACGGGGGCGCCGCCAGCGTCGGCCGCCTTGAACGACGGATCGGCGAGCTTCGCTTCGAGGTTCTTGACCTTGGCGGTCGAGTCCTCGAGCGCCTTGGCGGTGACGCCGTGCTTGCCCTGCTCGGCGGTCAGATCGGCGGTGGCCTTCTCGGCCGTGGCCTTGAAGGTGTCACGCTCGGCAGTCAGCGCCTTGACGCTGGCTTCCAGGGCGGTCACCTTGCCGGACTCGGCGGTCAGCTTGGCGGTCAGGTCGGCCACGGTCGTGGTCGCTGCGGCCAACTGTTCAACAACGGTTTTCTCGGGCATGGTCAGCGCTCCTTAATTCTGGGGAACGAGGTAGATCCGGAAGGTGTTCGTGCTTTCCGCCGTGCCGGAAGCGCCGGTATCGGACACGACGCGGATCTTGACGTTGCCGCCGATCCGGGGGCGCTCATACGGGGCGACAAGGACGGTGGCAGCATTACCGACTGCGTTGGTGGACGAGGTAATCGTCACGCCGGCCGTGGTCATGCCCATGACCCGAGGCCGAACAACGCCGGACGCCGCAGCCGTAACCTGCTTCGTGGCCAGGGTGTCGATGGCGGTCGTGCCGCTGAACGTGGCGACCGTGAAGGTCTGCGTGTCGGCGCCGCCCTTGATGTATTCGACCTTGTCGAGCAGTCCGGCCACCGCGAGCTGGTCCGAATAGGACGTTCCGCCATTCGTGCAAATGACGGTGACTTCCTGGTAATACTGGTCGGCCTGCACCGGCACGACGGCGGCCAACAGCGCCGCGATGATCCCGACTCCAACGATCAGCTTCTTCATGTTCCCGTTCCTTTTCACTTTGCGCGCATCGCCACCAACGCACCCGCGTCGGCAACGGCGCTGTCGTAACTCGTAACACTATCGACTAACCCGGCGGCCATCGCATCAGCCCCGAGGAATTCTTGACCCTCCATCGTTTCGTCCGACACGCCCGGGCGGGACGCTTTCACGTCCGCGCGGAACATGCCGCCGATCTTGTCCACCAGCCCCTGCACGCGCTTGATCATGGATTCGGGAACCGGCGTGCCAAACGCGCCGTCGCCCTTGTTCGCGCCGGACTTGATCAGGTACATCTTGATCCCGAGGCTGTCGTAGTACTTGGACACGTCCCCGATGAGCCCGTAACACCCGATTGACCCGACCATCGCCATGCGCGAGCAGTACACCGCAGACGCCCCGCAGCAGGCCCAGTAGGCAGCGGAGCACATCAGCCCGCCCGTGTAGGCGATGACCGGCTTGACGGCGGCGGCGGCCCGCACGGTGGCAGCGGCCTCATCCACGCCAAGGGTCTGCCCGCCAGGGCTGTCAACGTCGATCAGGATGGCGCTGATGGCGGGGTCGTTGGCGGCATCCTCCACCACTTCTGAAAACTGACTGGTTGAGCACGCCCCGCATTCGATGTCTATCTCGTCCGGGTGGTTCATCATCACGCCGTTCAGCTGGATGATGGCGAGGCCATCCGATACCGCGCCCTTGATCATCTGGCGCTTTAGGTTGTCCGAGCTGCGCCGGTCGTCTTCCATTGCCAGGAACGAATGCAGGGCGGCGGGACGGATGGCCCACGGTTCGCTAAGGCGGTCCTGGATGCGGACTTCGTTTTTCACGGTGTTTCCTCGGGCTTGGGTGCGGGCTTCCCGGACGGCGCCGACCCGCTCATCTGAACGGATGCGATCTTGTCAGGGTCGATCCCGTATTCCTTTGCCAGGGCCAGGCGCTCCTGTTCCTCTTTCGCCCGCTGCTTCCACACGTCCAGCCGGTTCCCGCCCGTGCGGCGGATGACCGACCCGTGCGTGATCTTACCGAGCAGCAGGTTCTTGGTGTCGGTCTCGGCTGCGTCCTGGGGATCCGCCCAGGTTGCCGGCGGCGGCTGCACGTCGATCCGGTCCCACTGGCTGCGCCCGTTCTTGTCAACCGGGGGCTTCGGGATGGCGCCGGACTTCCAGGCGAACGGCAGGGCGTAGCACCAGGCGTACTTTACGAAGTCGGTCCCGTCCAGCTGCCACGTATCCACCACACGCGAGAACAGCTCCCGGATGGCCTTGTTCTGGGACAGGTTGCCGCGCGTCGAGTCCATCATGGCCACCTCATAGGGCAGGCCGATCGTCGAGCAGGCGGTCCGGATGTTGAAAACGAGGTGGCCCTCGAGGTTCGGGTTCGGCGTGGCGGGGCTCGCCAGAGTCAGCGTCTCCCCCTGCAGGCCGCGCAGGATCAGGCCGGCGCCGTCGAGCTTGTGGGCGCGGATCCCGTTTTGCGTAACGGCCCCCTTCGAGCTGGATCCGCGCGTGGCAAGCAGGTCCGTCGCGCCTTCGGTGTTGCTGACGCCGGCGATCTGGGCCTGCTTCTTCATCTGGATCAACGTGAACAGGCTGATCTCTCCGATGTCGGTGATGACATTGACCGCGGCCGCCAGCTCGGGCAAGGCGCGGATGGAGTCGAACCGCCACGGGCTCCCGTAGTGGTACACCTTCTCGGCCTCAACCCAGCGGCCCAGCGGCTTCATGAACGTGCCCTGGTCGTCCCGGTCGGCGATGTACCAATGCGTGACGCGCGGGCCGGACAGGAGCATGCCGTCATACTGCGTGGCCGTCTCGGGCACGCCAACCGGCTGACGCACGCGCTCAGCCTCGATGGCCTGCAGGTGCCCGTCATCGGTGAACAGGATGAACGACTCACCGGCCCACAGGCGGGCGTCGACCAGGCCGCGCTGGATCCGGCGGAACGGGATCCGCCCGGTAACGTCGCAGTTCCGGCACCATGCGGCAAACCACTGCTCCGCGGCATTGTTCCACGCGGGGTCATCTGTCAGGGCTTGGACTTGCAGCCCCGCCGGCCCGACGACGAAATCGCACATCCTGTCGCACAGGCTCTTGACGAGCGGCACGTTGCGGCGCATGTGCAGGAGCTTTTGCCGGATGGTCTCCCGGTCATAGCCGGTGACGAAGTGGTCCTCGTCCTGGGAGACGGCGCTACCCCACGGCATGTCGCCGCGGTTGCGGTCGGATTTGGCCGCGTCGTACCCGCCGGCCATGATCCGGCCCGCCGCCTTGGCGTACTGCCATGCGAGCTTTACCCGGCTCATGACAGCGCCTCCGCGTCCTGGTTGATGTCGCGGATGTCGTGCACGATGGCTGTCCCCGCGTTGATAGAAAACCCGGCCCGGGCCAGTTGGACCCGAAGGCCGGCCGCCACGCGAGCGGCTCCGCCGGCGTTGCGGAAGTTGAAGCTGACACCAACGGCCGAGTACGACTCCTGAGCCCGGGCGCCGACTTTGGCGGAGGCAGCCCGGGCGGCCGCGTATTCGGAGATCATGGCCGCATACTCGGCGTGTTCAACGGGAGACGATGCGGAGGGGTAGAGCGTTCCCAGCTCCGCCAGTAGGGCTGTAGAGATTGCCGTGTAAAGTGCGTCCACCAAGGCTCCGTTGTTGGACACAATCCTACTCATAATCCGATGCTCGTCAAATGCTTAACTTTTCCTCCTCTTCTGCGGGCACGACCGATTACGCGTGGAGTTCATGTCCACCCGGCGGGCCAGTGACACCGTCCCGCAGCAGGCCGGGCAGATGATCTGTTCCAGGCCCGTCACCCCGACAATCTCACGGGAGCGCGGGGGCAACAATATGACCCGCGTGTCCGAACACCGGAAACACCCCCACACCCGTTCACGTGCCACTGGTTTCATCGTCTTCCTTCCCCCCGGCTTTCTTGACTTGCCGCCACTCCCAAAAACCGACCTTGATTGCCATCGCGATCAGGCACGCCTCCGCATCCCACCGATGGTTCGGCCGATCGCCCAGCTGCTCCCACTTCCCCGCCACACTCTGCTCTGCGGTCATCTGCTCCGCGTAATCCCTGTTCCGGGAGTAACCGGCCGGGATCAGCCACCGCGGCACGGACGGGTCCCCCGCGATGCACTTGGCCAGGATCTCCTTGGCCTTGTCCGGATCGATCGACAGCTCGTAGACCTGGCGGACCTTCCCCCGCTTCGCAGTTCGCTTCCCCTCGTCGATGTTCAGGGCGTGGCCATCGAACAGCGTGCCGCCTTTCCGGGTCACGCCCATGGTCACCAGGTAACCGTTCATTCGGTTCTGGTACACCCACTCGAGCACCTCCTCCCCGCGGTAGCGGCGGTCCAGGGCCGTGAGCTTTGCCCCGTACTTCTCCGCCAGCTCGTCCAGCGCGGCGAAACCGGACAGCGTTCCCGACCACACCAGGCCGCTGTCCCCGTTTTTAGAGAACGTCCGGACAACCGCCTCGAGGTACCCCTTCTGCACGTCTGCCCAGATCAGCGTCTGGTAATCCACCCCGTCCTCGGCCTTCTCATACTCGCCGGAGTAGGGGGGGATGCTGACCCACTTCTGCCCCTCCTCGTAGGCCCCCTCCCGGTGCTGCAGCTGGTCCACCTCGATCTTGCTGTCCGTCCGGTCAAACGGCTCGCCCAACTCGCTGTTGATGAAGTCCTGCAGCTGCTCCGGGTTGGCCACGGCGTGCAGCCACTTGCGGACCAACTGGTCCCACCGCACCCATGGTGCGTAGAGGCTGGACAGGTGCAGGCTCGCCATCGTGGGGTCAATCGAGACCGCCGTCTTTTTCAGCTCCCGCCCCTTCTGCAACATCGCTCCCTTGGCCGCGTCGTTGATCTTGCCCTTGCACCCGGCGCACTGGTAATACGCGTTCAGCGCCGCCGCATCGATCGACAGCTTGGAATCGAACTTCACCTGGGGCCACACCAGAATCTGCGGCATCCCGCAATGCGGGCACTTCAGGAAAAACCGGCGGCGATCCCCGGGCAGGTACCGCCGGTGGATATGCCCCGTCGAACTCGTCGGGGTGGACAGAAGGATCAGCTTGCGCCGCGCCTGGTACGTCTTCGTGCGCTGCTCGAGCAGGGAGGGCGGATCCGCTTCGTTCTTGACCTTTGCCGGCCACTTGTCGATCTCGTCGCCGACGCCGTAGCGGATCGCCCGGCTGCTCAACTTCGACGCCGAGTTGGATCCGACGAAATTGACCGTGTTCTTGCGGAGCTTGTACTGCAGTTTCGTCCAGCAGTTTTTCCGGTCATCCGGGATTAGATCACGCAGGCCGGGGGACTCCTCGAACACCGGCATGATCGACACCTCGGACTTGGACCGCGCGTCGTCCTCCGTCGCGTAGGCGAACAGCACGGGCCCGGGGTCGTTCTTGCACCAGTAGCCCAGCGCAACAACCATTATCATGGTGGCCCCGACCTGGGCGCCCTTCTCGATCACGACCGTGTTTATGTCCGGATCCTGGATCATGTCCAGGATGTCCCGGGCGTACGGCGCCAGGTCCGAACGATACTGCCCTGGGAAGTTGGACCCGGTCTTCGGGGGGATGATCAGGTTCTCCTCGGCCCACTTCCACATCGGCTCCTCGGGCGGCAGCTCGATGTAGCCCCACATCGGGTTCGGCTCACGCTTCGGTTTCATCGAGTTTTCTCCAGCCGTCCAGCATCCGACGGAAGTATTCTTTCAGCACTTTGGCGCACGACGCCGGCGGCTTGTTGGCCACGAGCAGCGACAGCGGCGCCGGAGCATTAAGCAGTCCGTTTGTGACGACCTGGACGAAGTCCCGCTGGCGGCGCTCCACCTCGGCCTTGTCCAGCAGCGAGCCCTCGAGCTTGGCCAGCTCCAGCTCCGCGGTGCGGGCCTGCGCGACCATCTTCCGGGTCATGGCGCCGCCGTACTCCCCACCCGGGGCGGCCTTGTTGAGCTGGCCGCGTTCCCGGCGGAACGCCTTGATCTTCCCCAGGTCGTATCCGTCCGGCTCCTTCGGGGGAAACCCCGGGGTCCTGGCCTGGCGGACCACGGTGGCCGAGCTCACGCCCAGGGCGCGGGCGACGGCGGACAGGGATTTAAGTTTCTTGGCCATCGGACCCCTTTCTTAAAACTGACATACGGGAGAAATAACCGGCTTCCGCACC